CTTCAGTATCTTCAGTATCTTCAGTATCAGAACGATCAGTATCTTCAGAACGATCAGTACCTTCAATACCAGCGGCACCAGCGCCCGTACCAGTGCCCGTACCAGCGCCCGTACCAGCGGCACCCGTGATACCCATCAGGAGGCAAATTAGAGGTGATGAACGAGACATTGAAAGTAAACTTCGAGAGATCCAGAAGCCAGAAGAGAGTATAAGCAACATGGCAATCATTCAAAAACATGTTTTTAGATGTCTTGGACTGATAAATTGATAAACTATAAAAAATTGAATTTATAAAGAGACTGATACAAGTCTAATTAAAAATTTAGTAAAATGTCTAAGGATATTTCGTCTAAGGATATTTCGTCTAAGGATATTTCGTCTAAGGATATTTCAATAAAATATCAGATGGTTCAATTAAAGGAGATTGACGTCTTAAAGGCGCGAATAATGAAGCTTCAAGACAAGGTTAATAATCTCAATCATGAGAACTCACGATTACGTGAGATGTTGTCTGTGTATGAGACGAGCAGGGATAGCTTGAGCAGACAGAACCATGATCTTATAAGGAAGTTGTCAAACGAGCTCACGCGCAAATGACGAATAGAGGATGAGATGTTATTGTAGACACATTTGTCGACTATTTGAAACTATTTGAAAAACTAACGACCAAATAAATTTTCATTACCCACTCAAGGGTAATGAAAGTTATCCTAGCTAGCACTAGCAGCATGTACCTTTGAGGAGTATAGGAGATATCCATTTTGCATGTTTGAGGACGAGGTATATTTTACGTTTGTTTAGATCTTCGATTGAGAGAGGGTCTGGGTTATCTATGGAGTCTGACAGTTCAGGGTATGCGTGGTATATTTCGTGATTTAGGAATCCGATTTGATGAGTCTTGTTGTTGTAGTATAATGACAGATTCCTCTGGAAGTGAGGTATCAAAACCTTGACATTGGAATCCTTTTCTGAGAAGATCGAACTCATTTTGTAGACGTAAAATGATTTTTGGACATGTGTGAATACTAATAGAATTAAGCATGGATATGTATATTGTTATGATAGAAGATCTTTTGGATCAGTTGAGTTTGGAAATGGGTGAAGAAAAAGAATGGCTTTTGAGTCAAGTATACGAAGATCTTGGTGGTGAAGAAGACTGTCAAGTGATTGAAACGTACATTGAACGAGTTATCAAGCCAGGTCTGTTGGGATGGGATCACTTTAGTTACAGTAGCATCAAACGAAGTCAACAAGAGCAAGATGACTACGTTCTCAATCCGTTTGAAGCCGAAGAGGGAGTCGTTGAATGCAAGAAGTGTGGTAGTTCCAAGGTATACTCTGTGTCTGTGCAAACACGTGCTGCTGATGAGCCCATGACGACGATGGCTCAGTGCATAGTATGTAAGACCAAGTGGTCTTACAATGGTTAACCCTATATACCTAATATATGGGTGTTTTATTACGAAGAACCGAAAGATCTTGGGGTTAAAAAATGCAAACATTTACATTGATCATCCTGTTCATGGTGTTCATGACTTCCTGGTACTTCTTGAAGACCAGATATGAGACATATCTTGAGAACGAACCCACTGTCATGAGGTTGCGGAGTAAACTTTCCCCAGTGTTTCCTGAGCTTAAGTTTGTGAAGATGTTGAAAGGGAATGCCTCGTACACGATAAACAAGCAGAAGATCTACCTGTGCACCGAGCTTAATGGGGAGGTGTATGACGATAACATGCTCACATACGTGACGTTGCATGAGCTAGCGCACACGATGTGTCCTGAGATTGGTCACGGTAAGCAGTTCCAGAGTATCTTCCAATCATTACTTGGGCGAGCTGAACGTCACAAATTATTTGACCCACGTAAACCGAGGGTTGAGAATTATTGCAAAGTTTGAAAAGTTTGAAACATAACCCGTATGGGTTCGCTATATATGGGTTTATAACAGAAAAATATCTTAGTAATAAAACAAGTCATAATGGCAGGAAATGTAAGTCTTGAATCCTCAATTCGTACGTGCAAGATAGATCCCGCGTACGCGGCCAAAGTTCAGAGCGACCGGTTCCTCAATCCGGGGAATATGGTTTGTCCGATCTGGAACGGGTACGACAGCGCGGGCCGCCCTGCATGTGCAGATTCATTTAATACCAAATACGCTGGTTGCAATAGCGCAGAAGACCGCGTCTTCGTCGAGAACTACCAACGACCTCAATATGTAGAGTACGTCAATTTAAGTAGTGGTGGTATCGATGGTGAGTTCTATGGCCCCACACCTCCTTACTCGATGACTCAATGGTCTAAGATGAAGGGTGTTTCCGATCTACATGCGGTAAATAACGTTACCGGCAATTACGGACTCCAATTCGGATCCAACGTCTTTCCCAATTGTGGTGTCCATGCCTATGCAAGAGGCATGCAGCAAAACGCAGATGCAATGAGGAAGTTTTCGTCGTATAACCAAGCCTACAAGTCCAACTACATGAAGAACATATCCGGGTGCGGCGTTTGATTTTTTCTTGAGCAATCCATCATCTCTAGAGATGATGGATATTTAGGACGTGAAGGTTTACCGATAGAGGTAGATCTTGCTGAGTCGTTGTAGTGTTGGGTCATACCTTTTGTACTCAGCCGTACACTCAGGATAACATGGGTACCTGGTTTTGATACCAGGTCTGAAACAATGTTGAGGGTACGCATGACCTGTCGTTCCTTTCCAATATGGTCGTTCAATACGAGGTCTGAATCCGGCTTCACGTTCTACAATTATGGGTAGATGAGACATGTATTCACCCCTCCACCAATCTGGATATGGGAAATAAGACCTTCCCTCTTGCGTGATGATGTTTGTTTGAGAATATCGGTAAGGGTTATCGTTGTTTTTTAACATTTTCTCTTTATCCATTATAACTTGATTTAACGTCATATTTTACTTATAAAACAAAGTAATATGAGTGTTATTGCCTCCCAAATCTTCTTGAATCAAACAAAATGGTAAAACAAACGTTGATGCTGTCGAGCCCGAAGGCCCAACCTTTTGGACTTCTTAGTAATAAGGCGGTGGTTGATTTCACTGTCGATTCGCGAGTAATTCCTAATCAATACAGCTTCAAACGCGGTGCCTGGAAGACCGTAATCCAGTACGTGTATGTCAACATGTTCAAGAATGAAAAATACAGACAACGTATGAGCGTAATGCTGTCTGACCCCTTCCAGAATATGATCAGCCTCCGTGAAAGTGAGGACTTAGAGATCTATAACGGAGCGATTCTCAAAGGCCTGCGGGAGCGCTTCAAACAACGAGAGGAACTGAGGACCAGGCTCTATCAAACTAGAGGCAAGCAACTCGTGTATGACAACAAGGATGTTTTGAGCACACTAAATAATATACGTGTTCAAAACCAACAGGTCGTGTACAACCCAAAAACCAACCGAGAAGTACCCAGAACAGAGGTTCTTCAAGTGATCAGCGGTGTAGAGGACGAGGTGTCTAAGAACCCATCACTCCCAGACAACCTAGACTTTGATGATCTGAGGAAGTACGCGAAACGATATGGATACAGAGTCATTCCCTTGAACGATGAAATTTTCCTCAATATCAACCACATCGTACCTATTGTCAAATATAGGATACGTGAACGCCTATGGAACGAGGAACTTGAGCGATTCAAGGATCATCTACTTGATGTTTTTTTAGAATATATCCTTGAAGAAGAATACCCCAACCTTAATAGGTCCGAATATACTGATGCAAAACGACAGCAGATTGCCAAAGAAAACAGACTACAGGTATACAAAGATCAACTCTACGACATCTACATAGAGGGGAAGAGAGGTGATTACATCCTAGATAGATTACGATTCACACCAGACAACACCCTGAAGGAGATAGGGCGCAGCGTCAGTGAGATCAACGAAAAACTCTTGACTCCTGAGGTACATGCAGATAAGATATACATCCAACCAGATGACCCATTCCTCCCTCACTATATTGAGGATGTTGTGATTGATAACAAGTCATATGCATCAGCGGTCCACTACGCGTACGCAATGATGATTGAGAATCTTATCGATATTGGGGAACTACCTGGTGATAAACAATTTGATGTGAACAGTGTGCTTCTGAAGGACCTAATACATACATATAACAAGATCAAACAAGATTGGATCTATCACAATCTGAAAATTAACAATGAAGTAGCTATAGGAATGAAGATAGAGCAGTATTCGACACTCGCTCACTTGCTACTTGCCTCTAGAAATTCTACTATTGTATGGAATGACAAATCTGATCCTGTGTTAGGGGGTGTTTCTAACAACACGGGGCTACTCCTGGAATATATAAGGGATTCGTACCGAAATATTTCTTTGCCGAACAGGCTCATATCTTCGTATGGGTCTATAGCCAACAACGTGTGGACCAACTCTTGGATGATGAGTATGGCACAGGATTTCAAAAATACGATACTCCTTCTCAAGAAACCCACAACGGTAGACTTGGAGGTAATTTATAGTATCAATGCGATACAGGCAACTCCAGGCGCAGACGATTTACAATCCCTTACCATAGCCGGTCTCAATAAGGAACAAATCACAGTTATATTTCCTATGATTGTGGCAATGTATATACCTATGAGAGATAAGACCGAGAGTATACTCATGAACGAAGAGGCAACAACTTACTTCATCGGAAACTATATAGGTAGAATTAAAGAAATGAAAGATGACTTGAAGCAGGCTATCACCAGATTGAGTAAATTATCGGAATTGCTACAGTTGGCTGATGGTGTGGATACTCAAAAATTCATTATGAGCATCTTGGGGAACAAGCAAACAAGTGACAAGAGTGATGCTCGCTGGAATCGTATATACAAGTGGTCACATTAACCCATTCATACCTATCGTTGCGCTAGCGCATCGCTAGCGATCTGCTTTCTAGGTATGACTTGGTTAACCCATATATACCCATTCATGAAAAAAATTGATTATCATCTTTTGGAAGTTGAAAATCAAAGATAATGAATTAACTTAACTAAGTAAGACTATTATTAAAATGACAATGAACATGAACAATCTCGTTATCTCTTTATCCACATCTCTCGGAGGTTTCTTTGAGTTTTGTGAGGTGCAAAACGGTGTGAAGGCTGATGATCTCCTCAGCCTCTTCAATCAATACTTTGAAATCGATGCAAATGCAACACACCCTGCACAGAATATAAAGAAGGCACCAAAAAAACCCCCATCATCACAGGCACCTAAAAAAGAGGTTCGCAAACCATCTGGTAAGAACACCACCACCAAGTCTCGTGATGAGCATACTCCTATCAATAATATTGATCTAAACAAGAAGAAGCTTCCAGAGCTGAAGGATTATGCTAGGGAGAGAGGTATACCTGTATCTGGCACGAAGGCACAGCTAATCGAGAACCTCCTAGCTTACGAAAATAAACACCACGACCACGACCACGACCACGACCAGGATTTATCCGATGTTTCAGAGGAAGATCTGGCTATCAAGATCATAAAACCTAAGGGTAAGAAGTTATGTGAACCTGCGAACAAACCCAAGTATGATGTTGAGATGAGGCATGGTGTGAATATGATCCACTACCCCAAACTAGATGGCTACTTCGTGTTAAATGACAAGGATGTTGTTGTTGGGTGGGTGCATTCCGATGACGAGGCTGATGTGGACGAAGATGAAGCTGTCCCCATCCGCGAGCTGAATAAAAAACTCTGTGAGATGGCAAAAGAGCTTAACCTCGAGTTTAATGTTCCTGAACATCTGGACATATAATCTGTTTTCTTTTCCTATTATTTCATTCCCTTCGGGGAATCAAAGCAACAATGGGAATGACTTGATTTCTAGTTATATATGGGTATTCAAATATCGTTTGATATTTGAATTTCAGACTGGAACAATAACTTATAAATATAACAAACAATAATGAGTAAAGTTGTTATACTATGGTTTAACTTCAGTTCATCTTTTTCATACTCGCATGGACTTATCAGTTCCGGTATGTGCCTTTACAAGGCAGACCTCATCAATACGGAGATAGGTAATTCAAAACATGTATGTAATTGTAATTGGATCCAAACAAGATCCATCAATGTGACTAACCGTCACAACACATTTCTTGATATCAATAACATTAGAACTCATGATGACAAAAGCGCTATCAACAATCTCCAGATCGACGTCTTCTATAGACTACTCAAACAGGTTATCCAAAAACTATACCCTCTCACTTTTGACTTTGAAGGTAGAAACATGGCCGTATGCGTCGAGGACGGGTGTTTCGATGATCTCATTGTTCTGGAGAAATTCAAAACCAGTCTATCTAAGTATTACAAATTTAACGCCCCTATCGACATGAATGAGGTGAATGTCGTTGCTACAGACGATCAAGATATCGACGCAATCCCCTTCATGAACAACGATGACGAGACCATCACCAAATTCACAGACTGGATAGAGAACTTACCATAAATCATATCATCTATCATATCATCTATCATCTATCATATCATCTATCATCTATCATATCATCTATATCCCTTTGGGGATATAGAACAACAATTTTCTATTCACAGATTGAACCCATGTATTTTGTGGAGCAATTTCCCGCTCCTTGACCGTACGCCCTTCCAATTGAAAAATAGTTTCCTCCTGAAGAGCTACCACAACCATCGATGGCTCCTCCGTGTGTGAGGGTGTCGTAACCAGGGGCTGAGTACGCGGGTACAACATAATACCCAGACACTGAAGTGAGAGGAACAGGTGGACGGATACCTCTAAATCCTAGATTGTATGCTCCCAACTGAGCGTAGTTATAGCCAGCTCCAACGTTAGGACCCGCTGCAATGTTATTAGTAAGTAGACCAGACATTTTTAGTCATATAGAAAATAATTTGATCGACTGATAATTTGAATAATACCATTTCAAATTATCATTCAAAATAAACAATGATTCTCAACACCGATGAAACCATAGATAAAGTTGTAGAGAATGTAGACAAGATCCTATGTCTCGATAACTACATCAATTCTGAGTGTATCGAAAAAGCACGTCGCCTCAAACAAGTTGTGATTGGCCTTATAAAAATATGTCAACTACATCCTTTTTTGACCATATTTGCTCACAGTTCTTCATGCACATCATCCAATTGCGGAAAGTTATGTCACATATTCAGGTATATGCGTTATCACATTCAACATGGTGTAAGCGCTCACATAAGCACAAGTACAAGTACAGAACATACATGCGCTATTATTAATATATATGGACAAATCCTCAGAATGCATGTAGATACATGTGTGGAGGATATGTGTGGCATACCCAGTTGTAAAGATATAAAAAAGATACGTGAAGAGAAGGGTCATCGGGTTCTTCCGATCAATTTTAAGCGTAATGAATTGATACTCCGAAATTCTGTAATACTCGACGTAATCCACCCTAACGTAATATCTCCAGATGATGTAATCAATGGAATAGCCGCTCTCACTTTGTGAAGACCGACTGATACTTTTGAAGAAATATACTTTTGACAATCATTCATCATGTACATGTACCGGTATCATATATGATTTGTATCATATATGAACAATTTGAATAGTAGCTCTATGAAAAGAATAATTAATAATTAAATTATGTCAGTTCAAAAGTACATCAAACAAGACCCCATCACCCACATACTGACCCGTCCGGATATGTACGTGGGTTCTAAGGGGTTTGACAAGCAAGAGGTGTACGTCTACACCAATGAAACAATTGTTTCAAAGGAGATAAGTGTAAGCCCCGCGCTGGTCCGCACATTTGTGGAGATCCTGTCAAATGCCATAGACAATATAGAACGCACTGACGGTAAGATGACTTACATCTCAGTTGACCTCAATACAACTCAATGCGAAATTAAGAACGACGGTGCAGTCATCCCAATTGAACAGAACGAGATTGAGACGATCAAAGGTAAGAAGGAATTGATCTACAACCACTCACTTATCTTTGGCCACCTCCTGTCCGGTAGCAACTATGACGATACGGAGAAGCGCTACACCTCAGGACGTAACGGTCTCGGAGCCAAACTCACAAATGTCCTTTCTACATCATTCACCGTAGAGGGTTTAGATCCTGTCAGAAAAGCCAAGATTGTGCAGACATGGACAAACAACATGAGGGAGACGAGTGGTCCAAAGGTAACAAAGTCCACACGCGTCAACGGTTATACTTCAATAAAGTGGTCTTGGGATTGTGAGTGGTTCGGAATGAAAGGACTTCCTCAAGACTCGTTAGACTTGCTATCCATGCATGTCCTCAACGCCTCGCTACTCACAGGTCTGAAGGTAACACTGAACGGGACCAAACTACCCAATAAGCTCGCGTCCTACTTCGACCTCCTCGATGGTTCCAACACTACCGATATGTTGAAGCTTGATAATGACCACTCTCGAGTGTTTGTTATCCCATCTGATTCATTTGAGGCCATCTCGTTCGTGAACGGTATACAAACCAAGAACGGAGGCAAGCATGTAAATGCGTGGGTAGACGCTGTCTGTAAACCTGTAATTGAAAAACTAAAGGGGCGTAAAAGTTCAACAGCCTCTAGCAAGAGTGCAACGTCACTCACCGTCAAGGATGTGAAGCCTTACTTCAAGTTCCTGGTGGTGACGCGCATCCCCAATCCCGAGTTTGAGAGTCAAGAGAAGAACGAACTCAAGACACCTGTAAAAGCAAACCCTATCACCTCATATCAGGTCACTAAGATTATGAAGTGGTCCATCGGTGAGACACTGAAAGGGCTCATGCTCTCGAAAGAGAAGAAACAGGTCACGAAAGCTATAGCGTCTATAACGTCGTCGGGTAAGCATCCAGTGATCGATGGATACGACAAGGCCAATAATGCCGGGGGGTCCAAAAGTAAGGACTGCACACTTATTGTGTGCGAGGGTTTATCTGCGAAGACGTTCGCTGTTGACGGTATCAGCAAAGGTTTCAAAGGTAAGAAAGGACGCGATTGGTTTGGTATTTATCCTCTTAGAGGAAAGATGCTGAATACGCGGAACGCGACACCCACATCGATCAAGAACAACACAGTCGTCACAAACCTTATAAAGATAATAGGTCTTGACTATGGAAATCCAGATAAACTGGACAAACTCAACTATGGGGGTCTGTGTATCATTACCGATGCAGATGTGGACGGTATTCACATTGAGGGACTTATCCTCAATTTCTTCCACTCATTGTTCCCAAAACTCCTGAAGCGTAACTTCATTATAAGTATGAAGACGCCGATCTTGCGTGTGGGCAAGACTTATTACTTTGACGAACACAGTGCAAAGACCGCATTCAACAAAGTTGGTAAGGAGAATGGTAAGGACAAGGTCAAGTATTACAAAGGGTTGGGGGCAATTGAACCTAAGGAGACAGATAAAGTATTCGGTATCAAAATGCTCCAATTCGAGGAAGATGAGGATAGTGATCAATCTTTCAGGATCGCGTTCGACAAGGCTGAGAGCTTTGAACGCAAGGGTTGGCTCGCTAAATACAATCCAAACCAGATAAAACACACCCTTGATGACGAACACTCTGAAATGATCAAATTCACCATCTCGAGACATTTAAATAAAGAACTCATCAAGTTCTTCCATGATGACTGCAAGAGAAGTATTCCGAGTGCACTTGACGGACTTAAGGAGTCCCAACGTAAAATTGTGTACGCTGCAAAAAAGTGTAATCTGAAGAACAGCGATACCAAGGTTGCTCAGTTCGGGGCAGACGTGGCCAAACATACCAACTACCATCATGGTGAAGAAAACTTGTTCAAGACCATAATCAAGATGGCACAGAGTTTCCCTGGTAGCAACAACATCCCTCTCTTTGCAGAGTTGGGGCGTTTCGGTACCAGGCTTGAGGGAGGTGAAGATGCAGCATCCCCCAGATATATCAAAACAAATGTTGTACCTCAGTTCAATAACATATTCAATCCACTTGATGATACACTCCTCATTCTGCGTGAAGATGATGGAGACCTTGTGGAACCCTATCACTACATACCCACAATCCCTCTACTCCTCGTGAATGGATGTGTTGGAATTGGCACTGGTTGGATGTGCAATGTGCCGCAGTTTAATCCTAAAGACATAATTACAGCATGTAAATGGTGGATGACTGATCGTCAAAAGTTCCTAGAATTTGTCAATAACATGAAACCATGGTATAATGGATTCATTGGTGATATTGAAAAAGTAGATGAAACCAAATTCCAAACCAAGGGAATCTACACAGAACGTAACGGTGTTATTCATGTGACCGAGCTACCGGTTGGACTCTGGAATTCCAAGTTCCAAAAAATGCTGGATGAGAAGGAGGTGCGCTACAACAACAGGTCCACCCCAGCGAAGGTAGATTACGAAATCTTCGCTGACTCAAAGTTCGATATGAAGGACTTTGAGAAAAAGATGTCTACCTCACTCAATCTGGACAACATCGTGGTTTTTGACAAAGATGACAAGATCGCAAAAGTAACACTGGTTGAGTTGTTCGACATGTGGGGTGATGCCAGATTGACCCTTAATCAGAAACGTAAGGCGTCACTGATCGCAGACATAGACAGACGTTCGCGTATTGCCATATGCAAAAGAAAATTCATCAAAGCGGTTAGGAACAAGAAAATTGATGTGACGTCCGAGCAAAAACGAATCATCGCCATCATGAAATCAGAGGGAATCACCAAGGACGAAGATGATATAAAGATGCTATTGGATCTACCCATCAAAACGCTCACTGAAGAGCGCTGCAAAGAATTGGAGATATCTATTGGAAAAATGGAACAGGATAGGGCTGTGTTGACAAAAAAGAACGATGTGGACATATGGGTTGAAGATATGGCTAAATTTACAATGCAATAGCTACTATTGCATGAGCTAAATTCTATATCCTCCAAGGATATAGAACAATATAGAATAAAATAAAACAAAAGTAACCCATTCATACCTATCTATACCTATCTATACCTATCTATACCTATCTATACCTATCTATACCTATCTATACCTATCTATACCTATCTATACCTATCTATACCTATCTATACCTATCTATACCTAAAGTATATAGTTTTATGATAGGTATGTAGTTTTATAACCGCTTCCCAATTTTAAACTGTCTTGCAAATGGTCTATCTTGTCATAATACTTCGCATCTGGAAACCTCTTACCCTCATCATAAAGAAAACGTGCCCATCCTCCAAACTTTGTTTCGTCTTGAGGTACTGTAAACAGAATACCTTCCTCATTAGGCGCGGATGGGTGGGTATATAGGTTATACATTAAATTATAATAACCACCACCCGTAGTAAATGGTTGCAGAAGTCCGTAGCTACGGACTTCGTCATAATTCTCATACTTAGGTTTTCTGCCTAAAATAAACTTATATCCTACTACTTCATTTCTTTGTGATACAAGAATAAGTATGTCTTTGAATGATGTAGGGTGTTCGCTTATTAATTTAGTATCTTCCCACTTTATCATAATTGAATCATAAGTATCCTCCCTATCGGGTAATTCATATTGTACTTCATGTATACGATAGTTATTAGTCATAAAATTAAGATGCCATTTCTTTCTACCAGATATCAATTTTAAACCAGATCCAGCCATATCAAATATAACACCATTTTCAATATCATTGAATGTAAAGACTTTCATTCCTGGATTAATTGGAATAGAATAATCATAATCAAAATTTAAAATTAATTGAGCCTTTTTAGGTATAAATAATTTACCCTTAGAAACCAGCTTTTTATGCTCACCTATGGTCAGGGACAAGCCCCTACTGCTGCTCATGCTAATGGAAGGGGATCTGGGACGGGAAGGGGATCTACGGGAAGGGGATCTGGAGCGGGAACGGGATCTGCGGGAAGGGGATCTGGAGCGGGAACGGGATCTGGAGCGGGAACGGGATCTGGAACGGGAACGGGAACGGGATCTGGAAAGGGAAGGGACTATGGAACGGGAACGGGAACGGGATTTGGGCTTGGGCTTGGATCGTGACCTGGATCGTGACCTGGATCGTGATCGCGGTCTTGGTCTTTTAGGAGAATTGGACCTACAACGATGTGTTTTGACATTGCGACTATAGTTAGGTTTTGTGCATGGTACAAGATCGTATCCGTGTTTGTAGCACTTCATACCGAGTGTACTATACGTTCTCTTAGAGGGATCAATTAGACGATTAGTTATTGGATTCCTCGTAGGAAACATGCTGAGTGTTTTACACTTTTCACTATTCATATTTTATGTATACATAAAAAAAAATATGGCAGGTGGTATATTTGTTGACAGACCCTTTTCATTCAACCTCAAATGTATCGTGTTTGGCTTTGCTCTTTTGATAGGGTATTGGTCCGCTGCGGGTCCCAGAGTGAATTTTTGGTTGTTCCCACTCATCTTTATAGTTGCCTACGTAGCTATGGCTTGGTATGACGAGTTATACAATTGTAGTGACCGTCTCAGGTCGGGTCGGTATGGAGTGGTATCTGTAGCTGACTCCATTTTCAAACCTCAGTTGAAAAATTCTAATTTACCTGACTCTGCTGATGACCAGGCATACTTATACAAGCGCAACATGCATATGTTTCATGCGTTCATTGCAATGCCTCTATTCATGTACGTGACATATGGTAAGGGAGAAGCCGCTGCATTGGCGTTTGGACTCGCGTTTCTTGGATTCGCGTATCATCTTTTCGCACTGATAGCCATGTGGAGTTGAATATTGGGTTGTGATGCCTAATATTTAAAATAAATAGTGCCAAAAACATGGATACCGAAGATTTAATGTTGTTTGAACAAGTCCTGAAAAAAGTGGCAAAGGAATTTCAGGAAACCAAAATGAGGCAAGACAATGCCTCAACGAATGTTTCCTTATGTAATCACGATGAAACCAGTGATGACAATGGTAAGAAAACGTGTCTCGAGTGCGGTGAACTGTTAGAAGAGAACTACATAGCTATGCATCATTCATCCAACATCATAGGAATGAAGAAGCGCCGCAAGAGTGAGTCTCCCATTTACAACGACATACCATTTTACATCGAACAAAACATCAAGGACATAACGATTGAAATATACCAGAAAGTCACATCAAGAAAGGTTTTCAGGAACACATCCAAAAAATCAATCATCCTCGCTAGTCTGCATAGAGCATCGGCGATGGTAGGCAATCACATATCTTACTACGATCTGCTTGATATGTTTATCCTCAAACAACACGAGGCCGACAAGGGTTTCAACATCCTGTCTAGAAACATACCTAAGAAGTCCGAGTTCACACTAGCGTTTAATCAAGCCAAAGAAGAAATGATAAGTATTAATTCGAAATTGAGGAAGCTTGGTATGGACAACAAGTTGATGTTTACTTTAGTGACCAACACCTTCAATCTTGTAAAGGACAAGTCCGATATTGTAAATACATCCCAACCTAACTCAATCATTTGTGGTTGTATCTATTTCTGGATCGTGCACACATGCATAAAAAAATCAGATGATGAATTTTCAAAAATTGTCGGTATCTCAAAAATGACTTTGCTTAAAGTATACGTTGCTGTATGTGATGTCGTTTTTAACAATACCCTCAAGGCTTTCTTTGCTATCCTTCTTAAAAACTGCGACCCAAAACCTATTGAGGGTCCACAAAAGTATAAAAGCATATTAAAGAAATCCAAGAACCTACTTTACGGTCCCACTTACAGAATGCTGATACACAACCCTTTTGATCAAGATAAGATCCGAGCGACGGCGCAACCCTCAAAACGCGACAAGGTCATCGAAAACCTTCCTCTTGAGGAAGTGGACGACACACAGGAATGGAATGTCTTACTCGATCAGCAATATTACAGCCCCACTGATGTCTATATGCTACACGTTAAACTGGTCCGCAAGAACGACAAAGATATGTACTTTGATTTCACAGACTATGACAAAAATAACAAAACTAATGGTATTGAGCTTCTTAGATCACTCCTTATCAAACAATTTGAGCGCGAGTACCCAGAAGATGAGGAGAACAAAACTCCTCATACCGATTTTACCACCGATGTATAAATATAAATTTGAAAAAGTTTGATTAGCGATGATCCATAAAATAAAAGATATTATGTCAATGTGTAACATTTGTTGTCATAAATTTACTACTAAACTACGTCACCCGATAAAATGTGACTACGAAGATTGCAGAGCAATTATCTGTCTTCAATGTTTCAGGCGCTTCCTCATTATGGAGGATTCAGAACAGGAGTGCATGGCTTGTAAGAATCCCATTTCGACAGAGTTTATCTTCATGCATACCCCCAAAGTATTCAGAAAGGAGTATATAAAGAAGGTCGTTGAACGGGATATTGCGAAAGAGCGCGTCCTCCTAAAGGCGACTCAAGAGCGGATGGACGCGCGCGCCAAGAGTAAGATCCTGAGCAGCCGTATCATAGCCCTCTTTTCCCACTTGAAAAGGTACAAGAACGATGAGGAAATGGTTATGTTGTGTAGAGACTCGATGAACGAAAAGTACAAACTGGACAATGACATCTTAAATAAGAGTGACGATGAGATCAACAATGTAAGCACATGCTTCTTCTGCCCCCTGAACATATGTAGTGGCCTCGTCAAGAACGGGCGCTGCAGCGAATGCAAAAAGACCATCTGTTCTAAGTGTCGGGAGGAACGGTCTGTTGATCATGAATGTAACAAAGAACAACTAGCGACAATAAAATTACTCAAGCGTGACAGCAAGCCATGTCCTAGCTGCAAGGCACCCATTTATAAGATAGATGGGTGTGACCAGATGTTCTGCACCAAGTGTAAGACAGCCTTTTCATGGCGTACACTTAACATCCAAAGAGGTCTTATCCATAATCCTCACTATCACGAGTACATGACCCAACTCAACACAGGGAATGGGAACGTATTAATAGGAATAAACGACCCATGTGGTGAAGAACTAGACAATACTTTGAGGGAAATGGTAAAGAACGACGCCTATCTGGTAGCCACTAATCGAGACGTAACTACACGTGCCATGAAGAGTAACAACTTCATACATCGTGTGTTGCACGAGATTAACGCTATCGTACCTGTTCTGGCCAATGACGTGCATGACGACGAGACCCTACGTCAAACTAAACAACGGTTCCGTGAGATTTATCTCAAACAGAAAACACAGTCGCTTGAGCACGCCGAGACCAATTGGACCAACCAGCTACGTCTCATTTACAAGCGCCGTGAAATGAAGAAGGATCTTATCAAGATCATAGAGGTATTTGACAGAGGTTTGAAGGACTTCATCATCATGGGCCACGCAGACAAAAGATATGAAACGATGTTTGACAACATCATCAACCTCATCAGTTATTTTAGAACACAACTGTGTGAAAATGAAAAGAGACACGATATCCAAAACAGAACAACCATATCTATCCACCACGGACTTCAATGCAGACTCATCAATTATTAACGAAGATATCTAAATTCTATAATTCTATAATTCTATAACCTAAATAGGTTATAGAATATATAACCTAGCTATGAGTGATATTTATGGTAGCTATCATAAATAGTTGAATAATTTGAGTATTTGAGTTAAACGAAATGTATTAAAATTAAGATAGAAGACATGAACCAACGAACCCAAATAAATACTATTCAGTTTGGTATACAGTCCGACAAGGATATCGTGAACAGATCTGTTTGTGTTATCGACAAGGCTACTCTAACTGTAGAACCAGGAAGTATTTACGACCCCAGACTCGGTTGTGTTGATAATAACGCCAGGTGTGAGACGTGTAATGAGACTGTATGGAAATGCACGGGGCATTTTGGACATATCAACCTCAATATACCTATTATCCTCTTTTACAAACAGGTTGTCAATATGCTAAAGATTTTCTGTTTCAAATGTCATCGTCTGCTATGTACGAAGGAGGAACTGGACCTGTTGGGGATGAGGGGATATGACAAGATTGTCAGTCATCTTTCCATCAAGATATCGTTCTGTGGTCACTGCAACGCTCCCCATCCTGAGATTAAATATGATCCCAATGACAATATTATCACAGCTGTGTACAAGTTCAAGAACGCTATTGAAACTAGTATTCTCAAACCGGAGGCTGTGAAGATGATCTTTGACAATATACCAAATGAAGACGTCGTCATCCTTGGTGTTGATCCTAAGATGTTCCACCCCAAACACCTTGTTTTGACTAAGTTCCCAGTCATCCCAACTTGTTGTAGACCGAGGATGGTCACATCGGACAACATTAGCGATGATGATCTTAGCATTAGTTTATTGGATATTATCAAAGCCAACAACCTTCTTCATAAGGACACAACCAATGAGAAGGCTAGAGCCATTATCAAGTTCAAGATACTGACGTATTGCGATAACTCTAAAGGTAAAGCGGTCCATAATACTAATCACAAGCCTATGACCGGTATCAAGGAAAGGATCACAAAGAAAACCGGACACGTGCGCCAGAATCTGATGGGGAAGCGATGCGACAAAACAGCAAGAACAGTAGTGGGTCCAGATCCTACATTGAGATTGAATGAGGTAGTTGTACCGCAAGACATCGCCAATATGCTCACTATTCCTGAATACGTGACGCACCTGTCTCTCGATAGACTCACTGACCTTGTCAACACACCCGGAAAGGCGTCTGTTGTGATCAGGAAGAATGAAACACGTATATCGGTTCCAGCAGCTACCGTCAAGTTAGGTACTTACCTCAATCACGGAGACCAGATCGTGAGGGACGGGAAGACAATCACGGTAACGAACTGCAAGATGGAGATTAAGGAGGGTGATGTAATAACACGCCCAAGCTCTAACAAGGATGGAAAGGCAAAGAAGATACCTACTATCATGCCTCAGAAGAAAAGGTTGACGTTGGAAATTGGAGACAGGGTGGAGAGATTCCTCAGGGATGGTGACTTTGTATTGCTGAACAGGCAACCGACCCTGCATAGGAATTCGATTCAGGGTATGAAGGTTGTTGTGAAGCCTGGAAAAACATTGCGTGTGAACCTCGCAATTGTTACCGGTTTCAATATGGATTTTGACGGTAAAAGATTACTTGCCGTATAAGGATGACCAAAATCATCCTTAGTAGATGGTTAAAAAATATACTTCAATAGAATATAAGATGGATTTAGAATAGTGATTTAAGTATATGACTTATATTAACTAAATGAGTGAACTTAACTGTATCAAATGCGAGTCTCTTCTCACAGAAGAAACTAGATATGTTACCAAAACGAAACGATACAATCAATGCATTTCATGTCGTCGGAAGTACGCGCGTGAATACACAAAGAAGAATAGGAAAGATGTGTGCACTTCTGAAACATGTTTCAAGTGTAATAAGAATTTTAATGAAGTCGCGAGATGGAAAAACAACCAATGTCTTGAATGCTATAGAGAGTACCAACGCGTGTATCAAAACAAAAGACGTGCTAATCCTAAACCAGTCGATTTAAATGATAGAGAGCAGCAGTGTTTCAAATGTAACACTACTTTCAATTCGGAGAATAGGTATAAAACAACAAACCAATGCATTGAATGTTATCGTCAATTAACACATACATGGTACGAGGACAATAAATCTGAAATCAGAAAGAAATTCAACGAACGCTATGCATCCGATGACAAATTCAAGGAGTACCGTAATTACAAGAAAACAATTTGGAAAATTATTACTGGTAAACAGAAATCTAGCAAATACATCAATTTCAACCCAAAAGAAATGTTTGATTGGTTAGAATATTCGTGTACCAATTATGACCTTACGTTTTCGCATATTAATGACGGGACATTGATAGTTGATCATGTGATTCCCCTTGACAAAGGATTGAAAGGGTCCGTTGACTGGGGATTAGTGATAGGATGGTGGAATATGTCTCCACTGAAGCCAAATGAGAACTTAGTAAAGAATAGCCGTTTAGACGTTGATCAGTTAGTAAAGCATCACGCGTGTTTGATGCGGTATACAAGAGAAAGAAATATTGTTAATCCATCTATTGAAGTATATTTAAACCATCTGCAAGACACCTCACAATGTCGGGAAACCCGTAAAGCCTCTAACACCACTCGTCCATTGGAAACTTTGGGCGATACCCAGGGTAATGACCTCGGGCACGGTAACAGCGTAGAGGATGACGAAATATCTGCATCTTTGTCTCTGAAATCGGCAATCCGCGGGTAAAGATCCTAAGTCCGCTATGATAGGATATGGATCTCCCTCAACGACTGAGTGTATGTCTGAGTTTGGTAAACTCTTTCATGCCACGGGTGTCGGTGGGAAATGACGGACTAATCACCCCGATCCTGCTTAAGGTACAGTCTGACCTCTGGTTAAAGCCAGAGGAGCCCTTCGGATGAGGGCAACCTTTTTGTAGAAGAGACAATGGAGGCTAGGGCCGAGCTCGAGTACAATTCCAACGCAATTTACAACATCCTGTCAGCGCAAAGCAATAAACCTGAGATGGTCATCGTCCAAGACTCGCTCCTTGGGGCTTACAAGATGACCGAAAAAATCCAACACATGTCCAAAGCCCACTTTATGAAATGTATGATGCATATAGAACACGACTACGACTACTCGACCCGCCTCCAACAAATCAGAAGCATCAGGAATGAGGATAACGACGTCTATTCAACTCATGCTTTATTCGGCTTCCTATTCCCATCAAACTTCCACATCGATTACCCTACCCTGACCATTCAGCACGGCGTCGTAACGTCCGGATTCTTTGACAAGTGTGCCCTGAAGGCATCGAAGGGATCCCTTATCCGCGTACTCTGTATGGAGTATGGAGTAAACGTGACCGCTAGATTCATCGACAATATCCAATTCTTGACCAACGGGTGGCTTGAAATGAACCCATTCTCAGTAGGTATTCAAGACTGCCTCATTGGCGACTCTCAAAAAAAAGAAGAGATCAAGAACGTCATACACAAATATTTCCTGGAAGCAATCAACGTCTCAAAGTCAACAGACCATCCCCAAATCAGGGAAGCACGTATTAATTGTGCTCTCAATAAAGCAAAGGACATCGGGCTCAAAATAGCCAAAGAAACACTCAAACCCGACAACAACTTCATCAGCACAGTCACATCTGGTAGCAAAGGTGACTACTTTAACATAGCTCAAATTACAGGTTTATTAGGTCAACAAAATCTCAATGGACACAGACCCGCACCAACCCTGTCCAACAAAAAACGCACCCTCATTCACTACCCAGAGACGATAATCGATGATCCTGCTCGCAAGTACAGGAGTCGTGGATTCGTAGCGTCTTCATTCATTGAGGGTATGCATCCTGATGAAATGTTCTTCCATGCCATGACAGGTAGAGAGGGTATGACCAAGACAGCAATGGGTACAGCAACATCAGGCTATATCCAACGATCAATAGTCAAGATTAACGAAGATCTGAAGGTTGAGTACGATGGTACAATCAGAGACGCAAAGAAAAACATCTATCAGTTTGCATTCGGAAACCATGGTTTTGATCCTGCTAAGGTCAACATCAATGAAGCCAAGGGAGAGGTATACCCAGTCAATATTGAACGTTTAGCTAATAAGTTGAATAGAGGAGATGGACCTGACAATGATAGGTCCGATCAGGCAGATATATTGACAGAGGAAGAAATTGAGGACATCGTAGAGGGGTGTGCCTGGAGTTCAAATATCCCTCAAGTCATGAACGATCAAATGAAGAAAAAACAAGAAGGAGTCTTGAGAAGGGAACTTAATAAAATTAAGCTGGTTCCAGACAAATACAACGAGTTCAAGAAGTACATCATCACCAAATATCACACCTCAAGAACAACTCCTGGTGATTGTGTAGGCATCATCGGGGCCCAAAGCATCGGCGAACGACAAACTCAGATCACCCTAAATACGTTCCACACAGCAGGCAAGCTGCAACAGTCCGGAGTGGGCAGACTTGAGGAAATCTTGAATATGAGTAAAAAACTAAAGGTAAAAACATGCACGGTATACTTTAAAAACAAATACGAGACATCAGACACTCTTAGGAAAGATGTCGGATGCTCTCTTGTTGGTCTCTACTTTAGAGACCTGTATAAAACCAAACCATCAATAAAGATCAATGGCACATCTGCAATATTTCAGTTTGACATTGATTTAAAAACCATGTACATCAATCGCTTGAACACATATAAGATTGCTAATGCAATCCGCGAACGTGAGGAAGAAATCTTCAGCAAGTGTCAATACAGTATCGCTCCAACATCCATCACCCTCACGTTCAAGGCGGTACAAAGGAGTTGCAATGAATACATCACGGCACTCAACAAAGTCTTGGTATGTGGAATGGAGGGCGTGAAAGCAATGCACTTGGATCACGAAAACGGTGAATGGTTTGTCGTAACAGAGGGATCTAATCTGAAAAAGATGCTGGCTCATCCACTCATTGACAACAAGAGATTGTACTGCAACGATTTCTGGGAGGTCTATGAATGCTTGGGTATCTCAGCTGTGAGACAAATGCTTTTCAATGATCTTAAAAAGGTAGTAGGGGGTGTCAATACACTACACATACAACTACTCGTAGATAAAATGACATACAGAGGTAAACCCTGTTCCATCACCCGCTACACTATGCGCAATAACGATGTAGGCCCCCTCAGCAAAGCTACCTTTGAAGAAAGTACAGACATACTCTTATCAGCCGCAATGAAAACTGAGGTGGAAAACAACGCAGGCGTCAGCGCGGCCATCATCTCAGGAAACCAACCAAAAGTAGGCACAGGCTTCATGGGATTGCTAGTCGACTACCAAAAGATCATCGACGCCGACATTAATGGATATGATGAACAAGAACAAGAACAAGACTATCAAGACGATGACTACATACCTGACGACGACTTCTAAAAACATAAAATTAGGGTAAACCTTATAAAAATTTCAAACCTCTCTTTACCCCAGGGTAAACCTTATAAAAATTTCAAAATTATCTGTAACCTCAAGGGGTTACAGAACCAGTGTCACTCATTAGAAATCAGTGTTACAGAACCATGGTGTCACTCATCGTCGATGAGTTCTATATTGACCATTTCAGCAATCATGTCTTCGAAACTAGTGGTAGGATTCCAGTTAAGTTCTTTTTTGGCTTTGCTGCAGTCTCCATGAAGGAACTCTACCTCTGTAGGTCTAAAGTATATTGGGTCGACACGTACCCTGACGATTCCGTTTTGATCTAGTCCTACTTCGTCAAGACCCTCACCTTTCCATGTGATTTTGAGATCGATATGTTTGAATGTCTCCTCTACAAGTTCCCTCACTGTTCTGTACTTACCTGTGCAGATTACATAGTCGTCAGGCTGGTCCCGTTGCAACATCTTCCACATACATACAACGAAGTCGCGTGCATGCCCCCAGTCACGTTTTGCGTTCAAATTACCTAACTTGATACACTTACTATAGCCATCTTTGATATCGGCCACGCCTCTGCATACCTTTTTGGTGACGAAGCATCCACCTCTTCGGGGGCTTTCATGGTTGAATAAGATGCCATTAACAGCGAAGATATTATAAGCCTCTCTGTAGTGATTAACCATCCAATATGAATATAGTTTAGAAATGGCATAGGGTGATCGTGGGCGAAACGGAGTTGATTCGTTTTGGGGAGTGGGTGCATCCCCGAACATTTCGCTAGTCGAAGCTTGGTAAAACTTAATTTTGGAATCAATTACCCTAATCGCTTCCAACAATTCAAGAACACTGCTCGCGTTTGCCTCTGAGGTGTACCTAGGTATGTCGAATGATGCCTTGACGAATGATTGAGCGGCCAGGTTGTAGATTTCGTCAGGTCTGATTTGTTTGATCAAGTTGACTAAGCTCTGCGTCACATCGCCATAGTGAAGATAGAAGTTTTTATGATCTTCGAGGTGAAAGATCCTGTATTTGTTGTTCACAGAGCAGTGCCTGATGAGTCCGTGCACGTCGTAGTTCTTTTCGAGGAGCAACTCTGCGAGGTAGCTACCGTCTTGCCCGCCAACACCAGTAATCAAAGCAGTTTTTCGAGGCATATTTAAGTACTTAAATATTTCTCTTTATGTTATTTGTAACACTTTCAATACATGATGTTATGCTTCATATCTACCATTCCTTCTAGCACTTCTAGCACTTCTAGCACTTCTAGCACTTCTAGCACCCTATTCCTGTAACAAACCCTCTTCCCTAACTACTCATTTTTATTAGTCATAGATAAAATGTATAAACAGTTATCTCATTTTGGTGCTTCCCCAGTGAACGCATTACCTGTGTACAACAACGACCCCCTGACGTATTGCATCGGGAACAACGCGTCCCAGCGTTTCAATCATGGTAGCCACGCTGTCACGTACGGGCAAAACAGCAGGCCATGCCAGGTCTACATGGCTAATAGATGTGCTCAAAACTGGGATGGTGTTTGTGAATACGCCTCTTCAAAAGCTGCCAATGAGGAATATAGTCAAGTGGCAGACACCATGTTCTCGGGTAATTACCAGACAATTGGTCTCTCTCCAGGCGATGTCCTTCTCAAAAACACAGCAGAAGACCGTTTTAGGATTGGTATGCTCAATTGTGAACTGAGGACTGAACCCTTTGACCCAGTCAACCCATCATCTCCTTACATCTCGTACTATGTTGGCCAAAACTGTGTCCCCGAATACGCCGTGGACCCAGATACCATCGACCAGGACATCGTCATGAACAAGATCCTAGACCAACCTCATATCGCCAAACAACTATTGATCAACCTTAAAAACACCATGATTAGACAAGGAACCTTCCATCTTTTGAAGGGGACTAGACTCGGTAACTTCTACAGATTATAGATATTCATATAGATATTCATATAGATATTCATATAGATATTCATATAGATATTCATATTTCTCCTTACCCCTAGGGGTAAGGAGCAGATGTTTCTGCTTTCTAGTCATATATGGGTTGTAGTTATTTTACATTGAATATATAAGTTATTTTTGATGATTGTATAGAGTCTTGGCCAGTTGCGTTAACTCTTCCTTACCTTCGGGGTTCTGCCACTTTGCTGGAATCCACTCGGTGCCATATGTGGCACCTACGAGATCACCAACCAACTTAGCTATTGTATCTGTGTCTCCCCCGAGGTTAGCCGCCATGATGAGAGCATCTTGGGGTTTACTGAAGTTGTATAAGAAACAGACGAGGGCACAGATGAAGCAGTCGATGGCTTTGATCTGGAATAGGTCATAACCGAAGATACTTTTAGTGATATTCCAATTCATTTCCTCAAATCGTTTTTTGTTGTCAGGATGTATCGCTGTCAGATATGCATGGATGGTGGGGTTTTTGACGCGCTTAGCAAGATCTATTGCGTAGCGGTAGATCGTTTCTGCAGTATTTTGTTTTTTGTTGATAATACTAATCAAAAGTTTGACGTGAATAAACGACGTGTCTATGGCGTCTTTGTTTTCCCCATGAGTGCAGTAGATCGCGTACTTGATTTTGTTGTAAAGATCAGTGTCAGACTTAAACTTGATCAAAGCCATAGGAGCAATTCTCATGACGGAGCCGTTCGTCTCCGCATTAGATGCCAGCATGCAGTGGTTCCAGTTGCTGAGTATATTGCGAGTCTTCGTTGAGTAACCGCGCTTACTGTTCTTCACAACAGCATGGTACATGCTATGCACTTCTTGGACCATCGAGTGTTCTTCATTAGGATTTTTGACTACATTAGCCAGGTAACGAGCCAACACTAAAGTGAGCTCAGTGTCGTCTGTGTACCTGTTGCTATGGAACGTAGTCACAAGGCTGTTCTTCCTTATGGAATCAAAGGTCATTCCTTCGTTAGTTGAGCCAAGGATATCTCCGATGCACCCTCCGAGGAGGGTACCAACATATCGTTCGCATTGAGAAGACATGGTTATTATTTAGTTATTATTTCAAAAAATCAGATTTCAAATATCCTCTCTAACGAATCATAGTCGGGCTCCTCTTCATATTTGAGTCCTACTACCTTGCTCATATAACCGAGAAGTCGTTTATGCGACTGCCCTGGCATCATTTTTTTCAACACCACGTCCTCACCATTGGAGATCATCTTTTTCACATATTGCTTAGCACTCAATACAGGACTCTTCCCGGTTAATTTACACCAGGGTAACACACCTCCGAACAGTGACGATATAAGGAGCCACCCCATATTCTCGAGGTCTGAACGTCTACTTGGGATGGCACCTACATGTGAGTCCTCACTGATAAACGGTAACGTGCCTCTATGCCGACATAACTTACCCGCGGTGTAAGGAACGTGGATACCATCCTTCATAAACTTGTGAACGAGTCCAAAATCTGTAATGTATAGCGAAATGACTCCACCCTCAGACCTTACTAGAACATTCTTGGCTTTAAGATCGCCATGTGAGTAGCCAAATGAGTGAATGAAGCGGATGGCTGATACAAGTTGCAGCGCCATTCCGCACCTCTCATGTTTTGAAAGTTCTATATTGTTAATGAAGAATTCGAGGTCAAAAGGGAACCTCTCAATCACGATGAAACGGAGGTCGTTAACTACCCCCGATGTTACAAGGTCTGGTATGTACTTTGACATGTACTTAGACTTACACAGTTCTGATTTCCGCGTAAGCTCGCTCAAGTCCCGGTAAAAACACTCTTCTTTACGCAGCTGATCATCTGATCGTGGCTGTGTCTTCACAACAACTTTATCATTATCTGTGCATGAATAAATGGTACCGAAACCCCCCTTGCACAATTTCTCATCAAGAGACCAAAGATTGCCTTCATGATCCACTAATGTTTGGATGTTCATTCTAGTACCCATAGTAACCATTTTATAAGAAGATGATTTTGAAAGCCTCAATATCTCACACATCAGATCTAAATATTTGAAAAATCGAATTTTGGAATTAAAACATTAAATTATACCTAAAGGATACTACTATGGGTAACGCAATCATGAATGTTCTTCAAGGTGTTCAAGGTGTTCAAGGTGTTCAAGGTGTTCAAGATGTTCAAGATGTTCAAGATTTTGAAGATGATCAAGATTTTGAAGATTTTGAAGATTTTGAAGATGTTGAATATGTACACCGGGAGGACAACGAGAAAGAACTTCTTGAGAAGTTGGTCAAAGATGCCAGGGTAATGACCAAGAACATGATCAAGGGTTTAGATTGTAAAAAACCCAACTTTGAGGCTGAAAGGAGCCAGATTGAGGATGAACTGGATAGATTTGAGATTATGGCCAAGTACTTTGACACAGTTGACAAACTGATCGAGTACTTGGACTCAAATGTTGATCAATTCAGAGCATTCTTTGGTGCTTTCAAGTGCAATAATGACCTGGATCGAGCTCTGTTCTTCAATGATGTCTACGACCTCCTTTACGATGAGGAATACTATCTCGATATAGCTTCAATTCGTGCCCAGCGGGAGTGGGACAATATCTATGAGAGTTTGGGTGATGAGAACTATAACGGTTATGTTGATAAGCTGGACAGGGATCAACTCAAATTCCTCTGCATCGATTTCAGTATTCCTCGTGATGGCTCGATTACCGATATCAAGGAGCGTCTCAGGTCTCCCTATGAACTCTACGTCCCCAAGGAAAAGAGGAAACAACCATTCGATACATTCAGGACAGGTGATCCTAACCAAGATAGATATGACTATTTGATGTCAATAGACTTCTTCTACAAGAACAAGAACATCATGAGGGTACTCAACAATCGCAAGATAACAGGGTGTCATCTCATGAAAAAATGTGTAATTGACCTCAGATACATGCTCAATCAACTTGGTGTGAAGCCACCCGTAAGGAGGACTCACAAGGAGGTTCTTGTGAAGATGCTTATTGCGAAGTACTATGAGAAGTACTATAAGGAACTACAATAAATACTACGCGACTACTATAATTCACTACTATAATTCGATCTACACTCATGTGATTTCCAAATCACATGATTTCCAAATTCGTTACCCTTCGGGGTAACGAATTTATCAAAAACATGAGTTTCAATATAAGGAGAATAAGGTGTAATAGAAACTCAATATGTTTGACCATTCAGTAACTATTTCAAATGAACTCGTATCATTGGAACCGATGTACTTGGATCGAAGGATTTTAGAACATCTCAGACGTAAGTTAAAGGACTCTAAAGTTGGTACGTGCACCAAGGAACATGGCTTCATCAAAGAGATTGAGATCAACAAAGTGCTGCCATCTGAAATATCGATGTGCGACGGAGGCACTCGGTTTTCGGTCACTTACTCAGTTCAATCTATAATGCCAAAACAAGGAAATGTATACATGACTAAGAGTGTATTAGTCATCAAACACAACAACGTGTGTTGTGTTATATCCACTATTGACGATACTTTTGACAATAAATTCCAGATCTTTATCATCAATGGTAATACAATTGATGATAAATATAAGTTTAATGATTGTGAGTGCTCGATCCCAATCTTGGGACACCAAATTGATTTCGTACTTTCTAACATCGTGGTAGATACAGTAGAGTATCGCGACAAAAAGTTCATAGTGACCGGGAAACACATTCATAACTATTGTCATCCAAAACATGATAAAGAGATATGTGTAAAGACTGAAGAGAATTAGGTATGGATATTGTTAGAACTTATACAGAGCTTATGCTCAGAAGAAGAAATTATAGCATAGGAGACTTCATGGACACCGACGAAGAGGGGATACCTGGTAAAAAACCAAGACTTATTGCGACTGAACCTGACGGTACGAAGGTTATTGTATTTTTTATACACAAGAAGAGCAAGGCGGATAAGGTTACGATCAACGTAGTAAAGTCCATCATCTCTATGGCTAAGGATATTACACATATACTGATCGTGCACAATACCGTCCTCACATCAGATGCAAAACAAAACATCACAAATTCTAGTGATAAAGTCATAGCCCTTTACCAATTTGAGACATTCACATTTGACGAACTTAGCTACGACCTCATCGACGTCCAACATAACCCTCCTGACATTACATTTATAAAGAAACCACCCAACGCCAATAAACTACCTATCTTGCTATCCTCAGACCCATTAGCCCGATACATGAGGATACGCCATGGAGATATTGTACAGGGTAGGTTTGGTGACGAGATGATCACAATCAGACGATGTGTCGCAATATAATTCATTCATTCATATTTTCATCCCATTCCATCATAACCCAGTTGGGTTATGATATCTAAATATAGTCTATGTATAATTACTGTGTGTAGAAATATGTTCGAAAAAGTATTAGTAACGGGGGTAACAGGATTCGTCGGATCACACTGTGCAGTTGCACTTTTACAAGAAGGTTACGATGTTATAGGTATAGACAACTATGACAATTCGTACGACGTCAACGACCAGATCGTAAAACTATCACAAACTGACACTGACAGACCTGGTACGTATTTGTTTTGTAAAGTCAACTTAATGGACAAGAACGCTGTCGATGAGGTGTTCAGGAAACATAACGTAGACATTGTGATGCACCTTGCGGGTAAGAAAGTTGTGTCCGAATCCATCACAAACCCGATCATGTACTACCAGACGAACATCATTACATCGTGCAATGTCTTCGCGGCCGCACTCAGATACAACGTTGACAAAATCATCTTCAGCAGTAGCGCCACAGTTTATGGTGTTCCTCAACGCATTCCCCTCTACGAAGATCACCCCACTGGACAAAACATAACCAATCCATATGGTAAGACGAAACATATAATTGAGGAGATGCTCCGTGATCTGGTAGCATGTAACGACACCTTGAGCGTTGTCGTACTCAGATACTTCAACCCATGTGGCGCTCATCCATCTCACATCCTAGGCGAAGCACCCAAAGGCAGCAACAACCTATTTCCGATCATCGCCCAATATGTAAAGCAAATGAAACCTGTGGCTGTGTTTGGAACCGACTTCGCCACACGCGACGGAACGGCCGTGCGCGATTACATACACATCCACGATCTCGCCAGGGGACATATAGATGCACTCAAATACATGTACTCGACATATCATGGCTTCTTTCCTTTCAATCTAGGGATGGGTGAGGGTTACAGTGTTAAAGAAATCTTGGAAACGTATGCGGAGACAAACAACCTCAGAGTGGAGAGAGAGGACAAACCCAGACGTCTGGGTGATGTAGATACGTTAGTATGCGACGCTACCAAGGCACGATATGAATTGGGGTGGAAACCTCAAAAAAATCTGAAAGATATGTGTCGTGATTCATGGCAATACAATATAACCCAGACTCTACGCTAAAGGGTTAATTGAATTTTATCTAAAACTCACACGTTCTTAGACAAAATGGCTTCAAGAATCATCTCCAAGATCCTTATCAAAACAGGATTCATAGACGATGAGAAACTCAATCTTGACCTGGATGCGGTCCAGAATACTAAGAATACCATAAACAATACCATAAATACCATAAACACCATAAACACTATAAACAATACCATAGCATTGACCACTACAGACATCGAAAACGATGAACAATTGAGGATAAAAGAGAGATTGAGGATAAAAGAAGAGCAAAGGGTTAAAAAAGAGCAAAGGGTAAAAGAAGATAAATTGAAGATAAAAGAAGAGCAAAGGGTTAAAAAAGATAAATTGAGGATTAAAAAAGAGCAAAGGGTAAAAGAAGAGCAATTGAAGATAAAAGAAGAGCGGAGGGTAAAAGAAGAGCAATTGAAGGTAAAAGAAGAGCGGAGGGTAAAAGAAGAGCAATTGAAGGTAAAAGAAGAGCGGAGGGTAAAAGAAGAGCAATTGAGGGTAAAAGAAGAGCAATTGAAGGTAAAAGAAGAGCAATTGAGGGTCCAAGAAGAGCTGTACCAACAGGAAAGAAATCAATACAAACAACAACTAGAAAAACAACAGGACTACATCGCAATCCTCAAAGATATATCTGTCTCGGACACTGAACGCAACTGCACAGAGGTCATATACATAGCCACTTGCGCCTCTTACGCCAAACGCAACAGATTCAAGATCGGTGGTGTGCAATCGTCAGACAAGCTGCAGCAGCGACTATCCACATACAACACACGGTCCGCAAATGGAGATATGTTCTTTTACTCGGACATCTTTATGGTCGCTGATTACCATCACACTGAATCAAGAGTGAAGGACCTTATCGGTCGTTTCGTAGACAAGAAAGGAAAAGAGTTCTACCAGCTCCACTACACTGAACTGAGGGAGATCATCAAGTGCATATGCGAACGATATACGGAGGAAGTTAAAAATATAAATGAGAGTCTATCTAGATTGGTAGCGAGCCTAAATGTGCAGATGCTGAGCCCTGTTGTACCGAGGCCTGTGAATCACGCCTCGTATGTGAATGTAGGTGCGGGTCATAACAAGGATGATGAGGATGAGTTTAGGAAACAGGTGAGAAATTATCTGTCAAAATTGTTATACCCGGTAGATGTGATTCATCGAAAAGAAGTATTTGATAGTATAGGTTTGAAAGTGAATAAGAATATGGCTTGGGATTGGATCAAGCAAGAGATTGGTGATTACGATGCGGGGTTGTTGAATAAGCTTCAATATAGAAATTGAATTTTTCTCTACACCTCTATATGTATCAGACATCTATAACCCCTCGGGGTTACAGATCCATTGTGTCGGAGTTCTGGTAGAGTTTGAAGGAATACATGTTTCAAGACTAGGTAGTTTATTGATGAGGATTACTTCATACTTTGTACAGATATTTGTCACATTGGCATTGTGCTGCATACCTGGGATAGTAGACACGTGATTGCCAGTGAGTGTTGGGGTACCTACACATTGAGAAATTACGTGTAAGGCAGGAAGCATCTTGATAACAAAGCGGATCTGGTGGTTTGTTTACCTTATCGGCACATACACGAGGTGATACATACCCAATTTTATAGTAATCATTTTTCGGAGTTAATGTAGCTGACATTTTAAGTAACTTTAGATATTCTTGTGGGGTTAACGTAAAACACCGACTTCAATTTGTTCATATGCTCATCATTTAAATTAGCAAATATTTGCTTCATGTTATCTTCGAAACAAGAGATATATGATTTGTATGTGATTGGAAAGTCATAGTACACTATATGATTAAAGAAATCATATTCTGTTGGAATTAAGGGTGATCTCTGTATGAGAATCATCATCAGAAACTTGTGCACCATTGCATGGTTGCTAATAAAAGAGATGTTGTTCATCATGTTAATGAATGCATCGTAGTGTTTGTTGTGAGATGCCAGCCAGAAACCCTTGTTGAAGTTGTTGTTTCCATAATACTCATGATAGAACGTCCTAAAGATCTTTATCATGTAAGTGGTCATAGTAGAAATCATGTTGTCTGTGAGCATCCACAGTTTGTTGTCCAATACCCATAACCTAGCACCATCCGAGTTGATATTCTTCAAGTTGTAGAACGCCCACGGTATAGATGTTTTATTTACGTTGAGGTATCCTATGGGGTTGTTTCGGTAAGGCCCGACGAGTCCATGTTCTATCACCTCATCTATGGGGACGCACACGAGTGACGGTATACAGCAGTGCCTTACTATATCGTCAAAATTAAACGGTTTCAATTGGGGAGATTTCATATAGCACCTCAGTTCAATCTCTCGTGATAACCTTAACGAATCATCGTGAGTTAGAGGTCCTTTAGTTTGTGTGAGGCAACCTCTGTACAGCGACAACCTCACGTCATTGACAGACAGGTGACCTAGAATACGAGCATGAGCTTTACCAGATTTTCTCAATATTAAGATATGATCGTTTAGGATCTTTTTATATTCACATATGTTTACAACACCCAATAAAGCATTACGTACAATGGATAATGATGACCATAGATCATCATTTTCATTTTCATTTTCATTTTCATTTTCATTTTCATTCTGTTCACACAATTCATCAAGAAGCACATCAACAGTCTCGACACACATTGTCTTAAGGTTGTCAATTGTGTTTGACTCGATGTTAACAGTGATGTGTTTGTTTATGTTTGATAATTCTTGTTTAATGAGTGTCATGGTAATGGCAGATAGGTGTTCGCATTGTTGTTGAACGTATTGTTGGTGATAGTTTATTTTATCTACTTCTGTGACTATAGTACACGCGTTCCTGAAGTTTTCAGGGATCTTGGAACGGTCTACTTTAAAATCATCTTCACCACCAAGAAACATGTTTAGAAGAGACCCTGTTGTATTAGGTTCTTTCCCCTCAAGTATGGATTTCTTTTTTATAAGACCGAGTAAGGTTCCTATCTTGATCACGTCCATATCGACAATGTCGACGGGGATGCCGGTGTCTTTCGATGAAGCTTCGCGACGAGTACGGCTCTTCTCGTCGTGCTCCTTCTTGCGCTTCATCTCTACATCAAGCTTGTGTAACTTCTCTTTCTGTTCAACAGTTAATTCTAAAGACATCTTTTTAAAACATTCAAGGACGTTTAGATCATATGGCAAAATACAAATATATAAGAGTATTAAAATGAATATTTGTAATCAATGGCGATTAAACAGGCTCATAAATCCAAGGACTAATCGTAATATTAAACCAACTGGAAAGGTATACAAAAATCTTGAGATTGAATGTGGAGGTGGAGGTGGAGGTGTCGTAGTTCCCAAAGTTCCCAAAGTTCCCAAAGGTATCGATTACTCTCCCATGTGCCTCGAATGGCACAGAAACCCAGACGTCAATCCAATAACCAACAGGAAGATTAAGAGGAACGGTCCTACGTACCAGAAACTTGAAAAGGATTGTGGGTCTATCTCTAAATCTATCAAACCTAAACCTAAACCACAACCACAACCTAAACCTAAACCACAACCACAACCACAACCTAAACCACAACCACAACCACAACCTAAACCACAAACTCCCCCTTTATCTGAAGACGAAGAGTGCGATGAATGGAAAGCTAATCCGAATATAAATCCAAAGACTGGTCGCGAGATATACTCTCATGGTAAGATATTTAAAAAATATATGAAAAATTGTGGAGATGTTGAGGATGTAAAAAAGCCTAAGTCTCTATCCTGGTTCACGAAACGTCTCGATAAGGGAATACGTATCAACAATAGCCTCAGGACCATTAGCTCAGATCAATGGAATATGTGCATGAGCGGAATCAATGCGCCCAAATTCAGAGAAAATTTTACAAATATAAAAGAAATAGGGAAAGGGTCGTTTGGTCAGGTATACAGAGCATCTATCATCACATTAGACAACGATGTACAAAAAACCGATGAAGTCGTGATCAAAGAAGCGTACCTTAAACCTGGAGAGAAGAGGGTTCTGAAAGCACTCAAAACTCAAAACAATAAATGGGATGCAATAAGCAAGAATTCGTATCCTCAAGAGTATAGGATATTAGACCTTGTTAACCAACTCCTTCTGAGCCACAAATGTCCTAACTTTGTGTATATCTACAACATGGCCATGTGCGATGGATGCAAAATTATGAATGTACAACAATATAGTAGTGGATCTTGCTACGTAACGTTTATGGAATCGGCAAAGAAAGATCTTGCTCTGTTTGAAATTTGGGGTGAGGAACAGCTTAGCGTACTTTATCAACTTCTCATAGCTGTGTATGCCATACACAAATACTACGCCATATGGCATCGTGATATAAAACCCTCAAACATATTGGTTCAAGAGATCAAAGCCGGTGGTTACTTTGAGTACATTATTGAGGGAAAGACGTATTACGTCAAAAACATGGGTATCGTAGTATACCTTTCAGATTTTGGAGTATCTGAAGTGTTGTCTCCCTTATACGCGTTTAAGCATTTTTACGGCACCAGAAATGCAGAGGTAATGACGTCGCACGAAGAGGTAAAAGGTAGCAATTTGTATTGGAAACCCATTACAATTAAACCCAATAGAACAATACTTTGGAACGACGACTCCGGAACAACAGTGAAGGGGACCAACAACTATATAAACACTCCCTCCATCACCAATACTTCTTCACCTATTGATCTCAACAATAACCAAAAGTTCCCTGCATTTGAGTTCTTCAATGACATCCAGGATGTCATCCGCATATTTATTGGCGGTGATCGAACTGAACAACATGGGAAACACCCAAAATTACGTACATTGAATGATAAAGTTGAACAGTTGCTTGTAGAAAAACAAGCACGTGTGAATATGAGTTCGATTTACGAAATACATGGGACGGTCAAGTATGTGCTTGCTAATAAAATGCTTGACGATTTGTATATCAAACCCTCTGGTAAAACATCATATATAGTCGATCGATTTGTGATGTAAAGACAATTATCATCACATCTTCAAAATGGTTTCAAATGAAAAGTTTTGGATGTATGATATAACTCAACTGTTCCGTTCTTATGATTTATTACCGAGTCCCGAAGATAGCCTGGTAGCTAAACTCAACACAGTTATGCGACTGGCGCTGATTGCATGCATCGCAATTGCGGTCTACAAACCTGTCCTCGCCTTCAGTACATTGATTATCGTAATGGTTGTAACTATGAGCGTATATTCTGGTGTATCAGCAAGCCCAATAATTGAAAGGTTTGAACTGGGGTCACATTCAAATCCAAATCAACATGAATCTGTGAATACCTGTACAGAAACAAACAATCAATTGTACGAATTTATGAGGGAGTATAATTCTACACGATACCCCACCCTCAACAAGGTCGGTTTTCCTACAACTCAAAATAGATTTTGTAATGATGCCGTGTCGCTCGAGTACGGCCCAGATCACGTATCACCAAACCAGGAACTAGTGGGCGGACCCAATCCCAAAACCAAGATACCCCCACTCGTAGCAACACCATCTCACGACCTCGACTCATGGCGTAACAATGACTTCGTGGTTTATTCTCAAATAAACAAGGAGACAAATTTCGATGCAGAAAAATCCGGGTACAATTGCGGTATCCTCCCTACCAAATGTGAAGAATGTATGTATGTCCCATGTCAATGTAAGGACGTAACACAAAACACTGAGGGTTTCACTATAGAGGGTTTTCGCGAACTTAACATCGGTAGAGGAGGTAGAGGAGGTAGAGGAGATAGAGGAGATAACATCGGAGATGGTGTGCGGCATAGGGGATCAAGGAGAGGATCAAGAGGATCAAGAGATCAGGATAGACATATCAAAAAAGAAGTCCTCAGGGATTTGGTCAAAGAGTATGGGGGTGATGTGAATAAACCATTCTTTAGGAAGTACGTGAAGGATGCGTTTTTGGACAGACGTTTAGGTGATGTGAATGACTTTGAGATTGATGAGATTATTGATGAACTGACGAATCGTTTTGCCATGACACCTAGAAAACAGGAGGAAGATGACGAACCTCAGATTTCCCCCTGTTTTGAGAGTCCTAGACGTGATAACATTATTACACAAACCCTCCAACCAGGCGTCTTCCAGAAGTCTCATATAGGTGAGCCGATCCAGAGTAATATCGGTATATCGTACACTCAGCAGTGGGGTCCCACTGAGGTGCAGGAGACCGATGACATGATTAAGTACACCATGCGCGATCCGAGCAATACCATCATCACCCCTCAGATCAAGGAGGAACCTATCGGACAAGATCATACCAATGTTTATGATCCTAGGTTCACAGGGTATGGAACCAGTTATAGATCTTATATTGATAAGCTGACAGGTCGTCCCAGGTTCTTTTATGATGATGTGGATGCAATCACGATGCCTAACTACGTGACACGTAGTAAAGTCGATGTGTTTCCATGGGCCAACACGTACGGTCCAGATAAAGCAATGAGTGTTAGCGATGGTGATGAGTACAGGCAGCTAGCTAACAATGCCTTTACAGACTCTGTGCTCACGTTCAGAACAGAGTTGCAGGAGCGGCTCATGAGGAAGCGCAACGCAGAGTTATGGCAGCGCAGAGTAGCGCCCATCTCGACGATGGGACGTCTAGGTTCTTCGACGAGATCATGTCTGTAGATGATTCATGAATCATCTGTCATGTCATTGTGTTGTTGAGCTTCATGATATGTATGTAAAAATTATTTATCTTCGGTATCTAAAAATGACGACTACTGGATCAAATATCACTAGTGGGTTTATTGATCTTGCCACTTTTGACGAGATCGAGAAATACCAATATGGCTCTAACCAGGCTTTTGCGTATTTTGTGAGAGAGACTCGCAAATCGACCTGGTTCACTCAGGTACCGGTCATCCTGTCCCGTTCATCGGGTGCAGCTGGCTTCAACCAGGAATGGTCAGTTTCCATCTCCAGAGCTGGCGACTACCTCCTACAGGCATGGCTCCGTCTTACCATCCCCGAAGTTACCCTGCTACAGGGCAATCAGTTTGGCGCCAATGGTAGGATTCGTTGGACTCGTAACTTCATGCACAACCTGATCAGAGAGGCGTGTATCTCATTCAACGATCTGGTGGCCGAACGATTCGACAACTATTTCCTCGACTTCTGGTCCGCTTTCACCGTGAGCGCCAGCAAGCGTGTGGGCTACGACAATATGATCGGTAATGTAGACAGCCTCATCGCTCCCCATGTTGTTGGTGACCCCCTGGTCAGTCAAAACCTCAATCTACCTCTTCCCTTCTTCTTTACTCGTGACACCGGTGTTGCTCTTCCCACTGCTGCCCTACCCTACAATGAGATGCGCATCTCATTCAACTTCCGCAACTGGAACGAACTGCTCATCCTCGACAACAGCGTCCCCGTCCCAACAGTAAATCCATCTGTTGTACCAGTCGTAGGCACAGACATCGCCGCCGCTCCAGAGCTCACCAACATCCAGGTCTGGGCCAATTACTCTATCGTGTCCAACGAGGAGCGTAAACGAATGGCCTGCGCACCCCGAGATATCCTCATCGAACAGGTACAGACAGCCCCACGACAAAACTTCACACCACTCACAAATCCTACCCAGAGCTACGACATTAGGTTCTCACATTCCATCAAGGCTCTCTTCTTCGCGGTCAGGAACATCACAAACAGCAACATCTGGTCAAACTATACGTCAGCATCCCCTGTTCCAGGTCCTCAAGTGGTTGTGTTCGAACCATCTGGGTCATTCGATCCAATTGCCAATACTACCTTCACTTACGAAAACACCAACCGTCTCAATCAAATGGGCTCAGACTATTACTCTCTCGTTGAACCCTACTACAAGGCTCCCAGTATTCCAGAGCCAACCGGGTACCATCTGTACTCCTACTCTCTGGCATTCCACAATGTCGATCCCCTTGGTTCTACCAATTACGGTAAGCTGACCAACGTGAGCGTTGTACCTGCTGCCTCTGCAGCCTCTGTTACTGGTGCTGGTGGTACTGGTGCCGCTGGTTCAGGTCAAGACTACGCACAGACCTTCGAGTTCATCATCATTGGTCTCAATACAAACATTATCAGAATTTCTGGTGGAGAAAAGAAAGTGCTCCACAACAGGTGCGGGTGGGATCGCGAGATCCCGAGGCAGCAGCAACACGGATCGATGGGTCCTCAGATGGTTGCTTGTTGCTAATGAATCATGAAAAAACATGATACCCTGGTAGCATCTAGTCGGCCATGACCTCGGGCCGGGCCGGAAACGGCTTGGTGGGGTTGTGGTGGTACGGGGATGACGGTCCCCACCTAGGCACAGGTATTGTGCTGAACAGGCTAGGCGAGTGAAAACGGTCAAAGGTCACACCTTCAGGGAAAGGGGTGTGGGTAAGACCGTCGGTTCAAGGACATCGAGAGACGTCCCTTTTGGATCGCTACAGACTGGGTCACTCGTCGGTCAGGA